ATGAGTGAACAAAACACACCACAAGTTCGTGAAATAAATATCAGTCAGGAAATGCGTACGTCCTTCTTGGATTATGCAATGAGCGTTATCGTGTCCCGTGCTCTTCCGGATGTTCGAGACGGTTTAAAACCGGTTCATAGACGGATTTTGTATGCAATGAATGATTTAGGCATGACGAGTGACAAGCCTTATAAAAAATCCGCGCGTATCGTTGGAGAAGTTATCGGGAAATACCACCCGCACGGTGATTCAGCGGTATATGAATCCATGGTCAGAATGGCTCAGGATTTCAACTACCGTTATATGCTCGTTGACGGTCATGGAAACTTCGGTTCTGTTGACGGAGACTCAGCGGCGGCCATGCGTTATACAGAAGCAAGAATGTCTAAAATCTCAATGGAGATTCTTCGTGACATCACAAAAGACACAATCGATTACCAGGATAACTATGACGGGTCAGAAAGAGAACCTGTCGTTATGCCTTCAAGGTTCCCGAATCTGCTCGTGAACGGTGCTGCCGGCATTGCGGTAGGTATGGCAACAAACATTCCTCCGCACCAGCTGGGAGAAATCATTGACGGTGTACTTGCTGTCAGTGAGAATCCGGACATTACCATTCCAGAGCTTATGGAAGTCATTCCAGGGCCTGATTTCCCGACCGCGGGTCAAATCTTGGGACGCAGCGGTATCCGGAAAGCATACGAATCAGGCCGAGGCTCTGTCACGATCCGGGCAAAAGCTGAGATCGAACAAACATCTTCGGGTAAAGAAAGAATTATCGTTACAGAGTTACCTTACCAAGTAAATAAGGCGAAATTAATTGAGAAAATTGCTGATCTCGTAAGGGACAAAAAGATAGAGGGTATCACAGATCTGCGTGATGAGTCAGATCGTACAGGTATGAGAATTGTCATTGAAATCAGACGCGATGCCAATGCAAATGTCATCTTAAACAATCTGTACAAACAAACTGCTCTACAAACATCTTTTGGCATCAACCTGCTTGCACTTGTTGATGGCCAGCCGAAAGTTTTAACTCTTAAGCAATGCCTGGAGCATTACCTTGACCATCAAAAAGTTGTCATTAGACGCCGTACTGCTTATGAATTGCGTAAAGCAGAAGCGAGAGCTCATATCTTGGAAGGATTGAGAGTTGCACTGGATCATCTCGATGCAGTTATCTCCCTTATCCGTAATTCTCAAACGGCTGAAATTGCGAGAACAGGTTTAATTGAACAATTCTCACTGACAGAGAAGCAAGCACAAGCGATCCTTGACATGAGGCTCCAGCGTTTAACGGGACTGGAACGTGAAAAGATCGAAGAAGAATACCAATCTCTTGTTAAATTAATTGCAGAGCTAAAAGACATCTTGGCAAATGAATATAAAGTGCTTGAGATCATTCGTGAAGAACTCACGGAAATCAAAGAGCGTTTTAACGATGAAAGACGTACTGAGATCGTCACTTCTGGACTGGAGACAATTGAAGATGAAGATCTCATCGAGAGAGAAAATATCGTAGTTACTCTGACGCACAACGGATACGTCAAACGTCTTCCTGCATCAACTTACCGCAGTCAAAAACGGGGCGGAAAAGGTGTACAAGGTATGGGAACAAACGAAGATGATTTCGTTGAACATTTGATCTCTACGTCAACTCATGACACGATTCTCTTCTTCTCGAACAAGGGGAAAGTGTATCGTGCAAAAGGGTATGAAATCCCTGAATACGGCAGAACGGCAAAAGGAATCCCGATTATTAACCTGCTGGAGGTAGAAAAGGGTGAGTGGATCAACGCGATTATTCCAGTCACGGAATTCAATGCGGAGCTTTACCTTTTCTTCACTACAAAGCATGGGGTTTCAAAACGAACATCGCTATCTCAATTCGCTAATATCCGCAACAATGGTCTAATTGCTCTGAGTCTTCGTGAAGATGATGAACTGATGGGTGTACGTCTGACTGACGGCACAAAACAAATCATCATTGGAACGAAAAACGGTTTACTGATCCGTTTCCCTGAAACAGATGTCCGAGAGATGGGAAGAACTGCGGCAGGCGTAAAAGGCATCACCCTGACGGATGACGACGTTGTTGTCGGCATGGAGATTTTAGAGGAAGAATCACACGTCCTTATCGTAACTGAAAAAGGGTACGGAAAACGAACTCCTGCTGAAGAGTACAGAACCCAAAGCCGGGGCGGAAAAGGACTCAAAACAGCGAAAATCACCGAGAACAACGGCCAACTAGTAGCAGTGAAAGCTACTAAAGGTGAAGAGGATCTAATGATTATTACAGCTAGCGGCGTACTCATCAGAATGGACATCAATGATATCTCCATCACCGGACGTGTCACTCAAGGTGTGCGTCTCATCAGAATGGCAGAAGAAGAGCATGTTGCTACAGTAGCTTTAGTAGAGAAAAACGAAGAAGATGAGAATGAAGAAGAACAAGAAGAAGTGTGAAAAAAAGCGCAGCTGAAATAGCTGCGCTTTTTTTTGTCATAACCCTTTACAGTCATAAAAATTATGGTATAATCATTTCTGTTGTCTTTTTAAAGACACAAGCATGACCATTATAACTAGTAAAAACTTTTTTAAAAAAGTATTGACCTAGTTAACTAAAAATGTTACTATTAAGTAGTCGCTTCGAGAGAAGCACACAAAGTTCTTTGAAAACTAAACAAGACAAAACGTATTGTTATGTGTATGCTACTGTTAGTAGTATGATTGTCCGTATAAGATTTAGCATTTGTTTCAGCTTGATCAGCCTTCAGTTTAGATCCACTTTCTGTCTCGAAAGCATTCCACTCCGACCATTCTCCCCCCGTTAGAGTCTTTCTCCAGATGCCCCCATCATTTGTCATAGCAACTGCTTCCCCTTCTTTTTCAGAAGAGTACAAGTAAATGCCTTTAGTAGGTTGCGGAGGTGTATTCAGACCTGTTTTTGCTGTATAAAAAGTAAATGATCTCTTTTGTTGAGCAGCTACCTCGTTAAAGTCTTGTCCATTACCAATAGTGATAAAGACTGAACCATCATCTTTCGTAATCTTAGATAACTGACTGCCGTTCCATTTCTCTCGTTCTTCCTCAGTAACATGCCGCACCTGATCTTGCTCATGCTTGTCAAAATCCTTCTTCGCCGCCTGCTGCACATTATCCACGTTCCCCAGCCCGATTTGCGCCTTTGTTGTGTTGTGGGGGTTGTTCATGTCGTTTTTGTGAGCAGCCAGATCGGTGTGGGCGTCTTTTATTCCTTTTTCCCAACGGTTGACGTCATCTTCGTTGATTGGGTCGTCCGGAAGCCAGTCTGTTTTTTCTTCGTATGCCATGTTTACACCACCTCAAAGGTAAATCTGAAATCGAGTGTTCTGTTTTCGCTGACGTCCAGGTCAGTCTTTCTCTCTGTGATCACATTGCCCAGCTCGTCAAAAATTTGTACCGTTTCGATATGCTTGATGTCTTCCTCACGTTTTGTCAGAACGGTGACGGTCGCACCGTCAATGGTGAGCTCTACTATTTCTGTTTTTTGTCCGTTGAGCAGCACGTGATCGATTCTGCTTTTTAGATCAGCCGCTGTGCGTTCTCTGTATATGGTTGAAATCAAGTTAAGACCACCTCATTATTGTTAAGAGTGACAGAATAACCGACCTTGAGCTCACTGGCTGTTCGGTATCTGCGATGATTCAGGATGACTGTGTCTTTGATTTGCAGCGTCTCGTTCAATCCGCCTCTGAGCGTATACGCCAAATGAGCGGGCTTCATGTTTTCTATCGCTTCGATCAGCTCATTCATGTGCTGGAGGTCATCAACATTGATATCGACGTTAAATCGGTATTCGCCGGGAAGCAGGCGGACCTGTGCAGACGGGTTTTTCAAGAAACGGTTTACCGCCTGCTCAATGGCCCTGTATGTGATTGGCGGGATGTTCGACATTTTGGAAATGAGCCTCAATCGTCTGATCTCATCAGTGTCACCTGATTCCCGCGGTACGTTTAAAATCTTTTCCCAGCGGCTGAGCCCCCATGTCGCCGTCGGTACGAATAACTGATCCGTCAGATCAAATATGCTGTCATTTTGTTTATCAAACTCAGGCGCTTCCGCTTTCAGCAGCTCAGCCATTTCTTTAAGGCTGGTAAGAAACGGCGGCAGATACGCTGTCATGTCATCTTGTTTGCTCAATGATCTTCACCTGCCCAAGCTTAGGAATTTCCACGTCGCTCAGCACCAGATTTTCAGACGTGCCGTTGATTTGAATATTGGAGTAGTCACTGACTGATGGTGAATTATAGACGATATTGTTAATTTGAGAAAGGCGGATGACGTTATCTTCAAAAGCCATTTTCTTAAAGAGATTTAAAACGCCTTCCTCAATTTCTGACTTCACTTCATCAATTGAGTGATTGATCTCAGGCAGCACTTCGGCAGAAATCTCAACTTCTTTCCAGACCGCGCTCTCCACTGTGACAACGGCTCCGATTGGCGCCTGTCCCTCTCCCTGTCCTGGTTCAGGGTCGATATAATCTTTCACTTTTTGAATTAAAATATGAGAAGCGGGCTCAAGATTCGCATTGGTGACGACAATTTTGACAGTGCCTTCACCGTTCCAAAGCGGGAAGATCTTTGCCTTTCCCACACCGTCCACTTCCTCAGCCCACTCTTTATAATGCATTTTATTGGCACTGACGGCCTCACGCCGAACCCTTGTAAAATACCGTTCTCGCAAGCTGTCATCTCCCTCTTCCTCGCGCCCCGGAATCAGGATTTCTTTGACAATGGCCGTTTCTAAACCGGGAATGGTATCCAATGACAGTAAATTGCGTCCGGTCAGATTGGCGTTTCCCGCTTCACCAGGTGTTTCACAGATGAGCGTCCCGTCTGCCGTATATTGAAAATAAAGATTATCCACGTAAAAGCGGGAGCCGACAGGAATAGTAACTCCAGATGTAAACTCTCCCGCTCTGACCGCCTTTGTCGCGGCTGTCCGTTCAATTCCCGCTTCCGCTGCACGCCTGTCTAAAAATTCGCCTTGTGCGGTATCAGAAAAAACTAGCTCAAGCACAGTATCCAGCCATATATAAGACTTCGCAAGCTCGGCCGCCGCCGGGGCTAACGCATTATAAATGACGCTGCCTTCTCTTGTGTCAATATCTGCGGAAATGCTGTTCAGCATTCGCTCCATAATATTTTCAAAGGTCTGATCTTCAAACATGTTCGCCAATCACCTCCTCAATCTCAAGCGTCCCTTCATCCGTCTCCACCACAAAGGACACATGAAACGCATCGCCTTGTTTTTCTATCTCAAAGTCTGTTACAGCCGATATCCGGTCATCATAAACCAGCGCCTCTTCTATCAGCCTCGGAATCTCCATCTTTTTATAGGCATCAGTCGTCTCATGATCTGTCAGCACGTCCTGAAGCTCATTTCCGACATTATGGCTGTATATGGAATACGCATAGCGTTCTGTCTGTAAGGCGATATACACGAACTGCCTGATCGCTTCAAGCCCGGTAATCAGCTCATTCGTAATTCTTCCGTTTTCAAAATCTATTTTATACGTTTGCGAGGTTTCAATGACTTCGCTCTCATCTTCAAAATCCTCAAACTCCACTTCTGGTGTCAGGGCCATGATGCCCACTCCTTTTACATGCTAAATATAAAAACCCCTTCGTACTGAAGCGGTTTTGTCTATACCTTATCTAAAATAAAAAACGATTGCCCGCCAGTCAGAGCCGCGGTCATGAGGCGATCCCCCAGCTCGAGTGCATCGTCTCCTCCGGACTGCATTCGTTTTGGGATAATGATGGCGTCTTCCGGTATGATCAGTTTGCTGTTTTCTTTTAATTTGATTTCCACAGGAGAAACTGAAACGACTTCAGCCGGGAGCAGTTCTACCGGAGACTCAGCGTCAATTGCGCCGACTGCCAAATGTTTTATAGCCTCACTTAATCTCATCAGGATACTCCTTCCGGCATCGTATTCTTTTCGACAACATCGATCGTCATCGTATGTTTCGTTCCTTTAAATTCATGCCGGTCCGTATCTACCCAATAGGTTTTCTTGATACCGGCCTCTGGAATCGAAATATAGACGGGCAAGCCGCTCTGCACTTCCGGGATGCCCACTGCCTGAATATTTTTCAGTTCTTTTTTCACGCCCTTTTTTTCAGCAAGGCGTACATCTGCCCGCTGCTGAAGCTGTGCCTGGTTGATGTCATCCGTGACCGTTTCCGTATATTGAAGCACACCGTATTTATTTAAGCCTGAACTGTCCTTAGCAGAGGCTTTATATGTCTTATTGTCCTTTTGCCGGCGAAGCACCACCCGAGTAGCAGTGTCGTTTATAGAAGTGCTGTATTGGTAGCCTGTGATATTGACGCCCGTTTCAAGCACCCATACCTCTGACGGATCTGGCCAAGCGCGCAGACCGAGCTTTCCTTTTTCCGAATACAGCTGGTAATGTCGTCCTGTCTGGCTTTTCGTCTGTTTCAGCGCTTTTAATATAATGTCATACAATGTCGTATCACTTTTAATGACAAGACTTTTGATCGTATGGCCTGTGTTTGCGATCGAGGTTGTCGGTATCTGGAAGTCACTAGCAATCCTTCTGATGATCTGGTCGGCCCGCTGATTGGAAAACACGTACATATCCTGGTTTTTGACCAGGTACTGCAGCATGTCATAAGCGCTGAAGGAAAGCGTATGCTCGTCCGGGGTTCTTGCAAAAACAATGCCCCGAAACAGCTCTTTTCCCTTCCATTTAAACAAGACCGTATCTCCTTCTGAGACACTGTAATACGTCTGGTCGCCCTGTTTGGTGACGATGGTCGCTTCAATGGAGCGCGGCGCCTGATAACGGTGGCCTTCAAGCGATACGCTTTCAGCAACCAGCTCAAGCCACTCTGTGTCTTTAATGACGAACAGTTCTATCATCATACATCACCTGTTTCATTGCGGTATCTTTAATTTTTGGCCGGGAAAAATCCAGTGGCCCGGCTGCCTGATGTTCCGTTTGCTTCGTTTGATCATTGCTGTTTTATTGGCGTTCCAAATTTTGCGCCATTGAGTGCTGTTCCCGTAAAATCTGCCTGCAATGTCCCATAGCGTGTCTCCCTTTTTCACTGTGTACGTCTTCGGCGCAGCCTTCGACGGACGTTTTGCCTTTGTTTTTTTCTTCTGCTTGATTTTCCGCGGGGAAGCGGTTTTGTATTCTTTTAATACAATATCAAAATCCCGATCTCCTATTTCATTATCTCCCTCACTATATTTAAGGCTTTCAATACTGCATGTCATATTGATTTTTGTTCCCGTAATTAAAAATTGAACAGGCTTTTTTGCCTTCATCCATTTTTCAATTTTCGCAATGGCATTTTCCGGAGACGGGAGATTTTGATATTCAGCTATCGGCGTATACTTTTTTGGAAAAAAAGAAGAAAATGAAATTTCTTTTGCTCCGGGTTCTTCAATAAACGTTAGTTCACCCAATCCCGTTATCTTTACTGAGTCATTTTGTACACTATTCGCTATATCAATCGCTTCAGGAAGAACAGGGAATCGCAGCTTTTCTTTCCCCTGTGATATCCAAAATTCATAGATAGACTTAGTCAAAAGCCACGACCCCCTTTGTACCGGTGTTAATGTCTTTTTGTAATTCATCAAGTAATGCCTGCTTGATTTTCGCAACCAGGCCATCAGCATCCTGTCCATTATGGAAATGCTGATCGCCGTTAAACTCAATCTTTATTTCTTTCGTTCCGGCTGTTTGTATCGTTTGCCGTGTGCCGGATGTAACTGCTGAAACTTGTCCTGAAGAAAGCTCAGACTGCTGGGATTGAGACGGATCTGTCACTTCCATTCCCAGAGCTTGCGCAGCTCTCTGAAGGAGGTAGCGGCCGCGGATGCCTCGCTCCTCCGGAATGATCCATTCCCGCTTGTTTCCTTCACCGACACGTGCAATTTGTTCTTTCGTAATCAGTCCGCCGTTGGCATAACCAACGTACGGACCGCCATGATTCAGGCTTTTAATACCCGGCACATTATTGATTGACCCATATCTGCTTTTAATGTAGCCGATCGCAGCAGCTGCATTGTGAATCGGGTTTCTAATGTTACCCATGCCCGGCGCTTTGTGATCATTAAAGGTACTTGGGATCGTCTGCATCAGCCCCTGTGACGGATGCCCTGCTTTTGCGTTGCTGTCCCACAAGTTAATTGCATTCGGATTGCCTCCGGACTCATGCTGCGCAATCGTCATGAGTCCCGGAAGCCAGCTCATCGGTGTCTTGGTGGCCATGAGAGCAGCCATAATCCATTGTTTTATGTTCCCGCCCATGGCTCCCATTCCGGAATAGGCAGCCGCCAGTGATCCAGCTTGTTTTTCAGCATATTTCTTTACATCTACTGAGCCAAGTCCTTTGACAACACCAATTGAAGCAAAACGCCCCAAGCTCATCATGACACGGGAAGGTGAATGAATATCTAGCTCCTCACGGAAAGCCTGCTCCACTCTCTTGGCCATATCCTTTGCTGCTTGTTTTACTTCACTGGATTTAGAATTCATACCTGTCACAAAGTTTCCGATCAAACCGGAGCCCCAGCTGTTCGATGTGTCTTTTGAACGCAGGAACGGTTTGTCAACATGTGTACTCACATACTGTGCAGTCCCTGTTTGGGTTGAGTTTTGTCCTTGCGCAAAGCCTTTGACCGTTCCTGTGCCCCATGAAGACGATTTGTTCACAGTGGCTTGATACGGCGTTTTAACTTTTGATTGCAAAAAGCCGTCCGTTCCGGTTGCTGTACCGTTTTGGCCCTTGGCATACCCGCTTACCATTTGTTTACCGTAATTTGGTGAAGCAGAAATCATTTGTGTAAATGGCGTATTGATGTTTTTCTTTTTCCAGTCTTCCATTTTGACCGGCTGATCGCTGATGCCTTTACCAAAGCCTTCTGAAAATTGCTGTCCGAGTGTGGACGCTTGGCCTGTAAGATTTACAGTGTTCATTGCTGGGGAGGCTGAGCCTGATAGAGGACTGACAGCTGCTCCTCCTGAAACAGATGCTGGACTTCCGCCAGAAGACGAAGCTGCTCCCATGTCGTCTACAACTTGCATACCCAGCTTAGACGCCGCTTGTGAAAGAAGCATCTTCCCCCGGCCTCGGTTGTTATCAACCGGGATAACGAATTCCTTGCCGGCTTCACCGATCCACGAGATGGTTGGTTTGGTGATGTAGCCGCCTGTGGCATTTTTATCCGGATCCTTACCTTTATTCGGATCACCGCCGCCGGTTACAAAATTAATTACTTTACTAGCTACGCCGCCAGCTTTATCCCAGATTTGCTTCACCCAGCCGAACGCTTTAGAAAAAGCTTCTGAAATCGCTTCTCCCACCTTTGTAAGAGGTTCTTGAATATTCTTTTTAAACCAGCCGCTCAGGCCTTTCCAAATGTTCTTAACGGTGTCTATCGCTTTTTTGAAAGCATCTGAGATTCCCTTGCCTACATCTGAGACTGTATTTTTGACCGGGTTCCAAACTGTATCCATGAACCATCCCGATACCGTACTGAAAACACTCTTAATCTTATTCCAAGCACCGGTCATTTTATCCCAGATTGTAGTTGCCGCTCCTATTACAGCAGATTTGACTGGCCCCCACACATTACTCATAAACCATGAAGCAACTGTACTGAACACATTTTTAATCGTCGTCCATGCATTTACGATTTTAGACCATATTGCTGTTGCTACACCCACAACTGCTGATGAAACCGGCGTCCAGACATTGTCCATAAACCATGTTGCCACCGTGCTGAATATCGTTTGAATCGTTGTCCATGCATTTACGATGTTGGACCATATGCTTGTTGCTACACCCACAACTGCAGTTGATACTGGCGTCCAGACATTGTCCATAAACCATGTTGATACAGTTCCCCAAGTATCCTGAATGGCTGACCAGGCATTTTGCGCACCCTCTGTAATGCTGTTCCATGTATCTTCTAGAGCGCCAGCATCAATTGCCTTGCCTAAACTTTCACCGCCGAAAGTACCGGCAATTCCTCCTACAACACCGCCAATAGCGGTCCCGACTCCCGGCACAACGCTTCCAATAGCCGCTCCTGCAGCGGCTCCTGCTAAACCTCCGCCGGCTGAACCTACTTTTTCACCAGCATTATCCTTATTGATACCGGCTAAGTCAGTAAGGGACAGTATTTCGCCTAATCCTGGTATTCCTTTTGCCGCTCCTTTTAAGCCCTTCAGTCCGCCTTTTAAGCCTTTTGATTCACCCAATGTTTTCAGAAGGCCTGAAAAACCTTTGCCTGATGCTCCTTTAGCAGATTTAGGTGTATTCACAGGATTTGTTTTATTCCCTTTTGTTGATGAACCGTTTCTATTTTTGACTTTTTTGCTTTTGCCTGTACTGATTCCGGCACAGCAGCAACCACAAGCCCCGCCCCATTTGCCGCCTGACTTTTTCGATTTTGAACCTGAAGATTTTTGGTTCATAGAAGGTTTTTTAGTGCGGTTTGAATTGTTAGAAGTTGAGTTCTTTGTATTGGCTTTTGAAGCTTTTTGTTTGCCTTTGCTTCCGCTGGATTTGCCGCCAAGCAACCCGCCAATATCCAGATTCCCCAGCTTCTCAGCAATGCCTTTTATAATTTTTTCAAAAAACTCTCCCACTTTTTCAATAATTTTATCAGGGCTGAATTTCTCGAATTTCTTGGCGATTTTTGAAACAATGTTATCAACAAACTTTTCTGCTTTATTAGCGATTTTATCCGGATTCAGGAAATTAAATTTCTCTGAAATTTTGTCAACAATATTTGTTACAAAGTCTTCCGCTTTAGTAATAATGGCGTCTGGACTGAATTTGCTGGCGACATCATCTACTTTTTTCATAAAGGAATCTGTAAACTTGTCAAGCTCGTTAAAAATGGTTTCCGGGCTGAATTTACTTACGACATCGTCCACTTTTTTCATGAAGGAATCTGTAAACTTGTCAAGCTCATTAAAGATTGTTTCCGGGCTGAATTTACTTACGATATCATCCACTTTTTTCATGAAGGAATCTGTAAACTTATCCAGCTGCTTAAAAATCGCTTCTGGACTGAATTTGCTTGCGATATCATCCACTTTTTTCATAAAGGAATCTGTAAACTTGTCAAGCTGCTTAAAAATCGCTTCTGGACTGAATTTGCTTGCGATATCATCCACTTTTTTCATAAAGGAATCTGTAAACTTGTCAAGCTGCTTAAAAATCGCTTCTGGACTGAATTTACTTGCAATTGCATCCACTTTACTCATAAACGATGTTGTGAATTTATCCAGCTGCGACAAAATTGTCTCTGGACTGAACTTTGTCGCAATTGCATCCACTTTACTCATGAACGATGTTGTAAATTTATCCAGCTGTGCCAGAATCGTTTCTGGACTGAACTTCGTTGCAATTGCGTCCACTTTATTCATGAACGATGTTGTAAACTTATCCAACTGTGCCAAAATCGTCTCTGGACTGAACTTTGTTGCGATTGCGTCCACTTTACTCATGAACGATGTTGTGAATTTATCCAGCTGGGACAAAATTGTCTCTGGACTGAACTTTGTCGCGATTGCGTCCACCTTGCTCATGAACGATGTTGTGAACTTATCCAGCTGCGACAAAATTGTCTCTGGACTGAACTTTGTCGCAATCGCATCAACTTTGCTCATGAACGATGCTGTGAACTTATCCAGCTGTGCCAGAATCGTTTCTGGACTGAACTTCGTTGCAATTGCGTCCACTTTACTCATGAACGATGTTGTAAATTTATCCAGCTCTGTTAAGATTGTTTCCGGGCTGAATTTTGTGGCGATCTCATCCACCTTATTCATGAACGATGTTGTAAATTTATCCAGTTCTGTTAAGATTGTTTCCGGGCTGAACTTTGTAGCGATTTCATCCACCTTTTCCATGAATGAAGCAGCAAATTTGTCCAGTGCTGTCAAAATCGTTTCTGGATCAAACATGCTCGCAATATCTCCTGTATTTCCTCCTGCTGAAGGCGCTCCTTTCTCGGAGGGACCTGAGCTTCCCATGCTGTCAATTCTTTTCTGCAATGAATCCAGCTTATTTGACACCTTGTCATTAATAGCGAGCTCAAGTTTGTTGTCTTTTCCTGTTAAGGCATCAATACCAGCAGAAATACGACCGACTGTTTTCATGACGTGATCAATCACGCGTATCGTAACAGAGTAACCATTTTTAAGTGCAGTTTCCATATAGCGCTGTATTTTTTGCACAGCCGGCAACACTTGATCTTCTGCACTCAGCATAATCGTAAAGCCTTTAAAACCTGCCACGAGCTCTCTTAATCGTTCAAACTTTTCGGTTGCTTGGTCACTAGCATCTATTTTAATAGATACAGATGACGGCAATCCCTGCAATTGAACATTAACCTGCTGAATGATACTGCTGGCTTTATCCTCAGTTGAAATGGAGATCATTTGGGAGCCAAGCTTTTTCTTTAATGATTTTTGTATGCGATCAATTGTCCTTAATACAGTTTTGCTTTCTTTTCGTACATCAATAGCGCTTTTTCGCTGCACCATTTTTCTAAATTTTTCAAGTGCTCTAAACCCATTCTGGATCTTTCTTAACTTTTTACTTACACGGTCTTCCATTTCAAACCTTGCTGTCAGCTTTGCCAATTACGATGCCCCTCCTTTCTTTGCTTGTTTTTCAAGGAGATCGAGCTTATATCCGATCAGTCCATACAACAGCGCTTTATAGTTTCTGGGCGCTTCGTAGAGCGCCAATAAATCTGATGGGGAATAGTGAAGCTCGTGCATCGCATAGTAGAGATACACGGCTTCTTTATGCCCATCCTTGATTAGTTTTTTGCTTCGTCTTCCAGATCCTCTAATTCATCTTCAAATCCATTAATCTCAATCGCTTTGTTTAACCAGTTCGCATACTCGCCTCCAACTGAGAGCACGCGTTTCGCAACTTCTACCGGGTCAGCCGTTTTGTAAGCTTCTCGAAGCTCTTTTGAACGGAAGTCCGGATAAACGGTTGATTCAACTGCGATTCGGGCATAAAAGCGTTGGCTGTCTAAATCTTTTACACGGCCTCTGCCTTTGACATTTTTATACGTTGTTGTTTCTTTCTCCAATTCATCAATGCGCTCCGTCGTGATCGCTTTAAAAATAAATGGCACGATGTTCCCTTTTTTATCAACAAAACGCTTTGAGATCGGCACTTTGATTTCCTCAGCTTCAATTGTTTTTCCCGGCATAAAAAAGGAAAGATCATATACGTTTTCGTTCTTCTCGCTCATGTAAAAAACTCCCTTGTCTATTGTTTGGTTTCATCTTTTAAAAACAGACCTTTCTGAGAAAGGTCTGCGTATGGGCTGATTCAGCTTTGATTAAAACGTGTCAGATAGCTTTTCAGGGACGTCGAAGTCTTCGAATGTAAATGGAACTTCTTCCTCTAACGCTTCTGAATCGACATCAAGGCTTGCAATTTTGGCAGAGTCAAAGTTGACGTCGTACAGCGTGACTCGCTCTGTGCCCCGGCCGGAGGATTGATCATCCAGCACAGCTTGGAGCGTGAAATAAGGGTCGCTGCCTTTTTTGACATAGTCCATCATCAATAGCACGAATTTTGATGTGACTTTGTAGAACGTTGCGGTCCCTGTTCCATTTGCCCCTGTTGTTTTATGGCCTGTCATGCGGCGGCCCATAATGTTGACTTCGGATTTGTTTTTCTCAACGTTTGCTTCAAATGTTTTGATGTGCGCCATTTCCTCACCATCGAGAAATAAGCGGCCTTCTTTTCCTGAAATTGTGTTTTGTGCTTTTAATGCCATATTAGTTTACCTCCACATTAAAGTAGAATTTTTCTGCTGCGTCGACAGGCTGAACAGCCAGGTCAATCAAGAAGCCGTCACGATCTTCATTCATTGAAATTGTGATATCTTCATCGGAATCAAAGCCAGTGATGCCGCCCGCATCCTGAAGCGTTGTCATGTATTGCGTGATCATCGTTTTTACATACTGCAGTCCGTCTTCAGATGCCGGGATATCGCTTCCGCTGCCTTTTCTTGATTTAATTAAGGCTTTCAGCTCGCGTGTTAAATCATTATTCACAGCATCCAGGACACGAACGATTTTGTTCTTCGCAAATTTCTTGTTTTTCTCAGCTGTGAACGTCACGAGTGAGTTAATGTCCTTTTCTACGCTGACGGATTTATCACGGGCGTCGAATGTGAATAAAAATTCACCTTTGCCCAGACGTTCAACAATCGTATCGTGGTCGAGGCGGTGTAACACATCAACTGCGCCTTCGTACTCTACAAATGTAAGTGATTGGTTAAAGGTTGCTCCTGCACTCGCTCCAGCTACCCAAGCTGTTGCTTTGTCGGGTGTAACTTCCGTGCCATCTTCAAGCAGCACACCCTCAGTTACGTTGATGATGCCTTCATAATCACCGGCATAATTGGCTGTGACGCCTTGCACTTTTTGTCCTTGGCCGTCGCGAAGGCGTTTAATGAAAGCAGCAAACGTCGCCTTCAACTGGTCACCTTCTGCAACAGGCAGCGCAATCACATCAAAGCTCTCCGTTTCAGCCGCGGCTAAGAAATCTGTATAATCGGAGTTGACAGGGGCTTTATCCGTACCGCCAGATAAACGGATTCCCGCGGATGCATTCAGCGTCTCAGCTGCAGTGTCTCCTTCTGATCCAGTGAGAGGAATCGTTGAAGAAAGATCGCCTGTTCCGGTAAAAGTGACATAGCCGTTAGCTGTTAATTCTTCAGCCTTTTTGACAGTCTGTTTATCAACCTCTGATTCGTCCATATATGTTGTCACATCGAAAGAATTAGCATCCAGCACATTTTGATTGATGCGGATGATAATGTCATTTCCTTTTGTTCCGCCATATACTGCAGTTGCTTTGACGCCTTCAGCAATATCAGCAGACGCTCGGACACCTTCGGTTAGACGGTACATCAATACCGTTTTCGCATTTTTCTTCGCTTCACGCAGCAGCAATAAAGACGGGTCATCAATGCTGAGGCCCACTTTTTTGTTTAGGTCTTCAACGCTGGAAATGGAGACGAACGTTTTCGCTTCGCCCCAGCTTGATGCGACCGGAAGTGCGACTGTTCCCCGTTCACTGAGTGATACCCGCTCCTGTGCCGTCGTTTTAAAGTTAAAATAAATGCCTGCACGTTCTTTTTCTTTGCCTGTTGTAAATGTTCCGCCATTCATGATGACATGACCTCCTTGGTTAGAAATGTTTGAATCAATTGGTTGGCTTCTGATTTCGTCATACGTGGTTGATCCACGCCAAATAAAGCCCCCTGAAGAATATCCGGCTTAACGCCGAACAGTTCCTTCGCGTGCTTAATCAAATCCGCTGTATCAAATAGAGCTTCTCGGCTCTTTGTATGTACAGCCTTCTTCTGTTGTTTGTCCTTTGACACCGTTTATTTCACCCCGCTGTTCATGTCGATATCCTGTAAGACAGGCTGTTCTGTTTTGTGATAATAATATCGGCTGCTCCACCTGATCACCATGGCCGCCTCGCCCCTGTCCCCTACCCTTGTCTCGATTTGGGAGATGCGAACCATATCCCCCGTCTTCTCACCGGATTCACTCAGCAGCGGAATCATATTTCTCGCTTCTCTGATGGCATCCGCGAGCCTGTCCGCTTCATCCAGTGCCTGAACGGAGTCCAGATGAAACAGTTTTACATTGAGACTGTAGGTTTTTTTAAATGTGGAGACCGTATCTGTTTCCTCGAAAACAGATGGTGGCGGGACGTATAACGACGGCACCTGAAAGTGATCAGGAAGCTCGCGTTCATAAATGGGAACAGACCACCGGCTGTACAAAAACGCCATGATCGATCCTGTTTCACTGTTCATCCTGCTCCTCCTTTACAGCTTCTTCAGCCACTGGCGCAGTTTGCTTTCCAGCGATTTTTCAAACAGCTGTTCATATAAAAGCAGTGCATGATCCCAGTAGCCCGTGCCCGGTATCCATTTTCTCTTGAGCGCCATTCCCGTTGAAGCCGCTGGATCATAAATAAACCGTGAGCCTTGAAAACGCCCCGGCACCCATCTCACATCTTGTTTTGACGTCCAATGGCCGTCATTAAGAAATGAGGAGTAATCAAGCTGTGTCCCCACCTCAAGCGAAAGCCCGCCGCTTTGCACAATCCAGAGATTGTCCTCTGCGCCTTTCTCAAAGGAACTGAGCAGTTTTTCTGTATCAATCGTTTGTGTGCTGATGAGTTCAGATTGGACGATCTCCAGAAAATCTTGCCCGCACTCCTCAAGCCACCGGGACGCCTGTCTGGAAAAACCGCCTGAAGCCGCTTCTTTTAATGCCGTGTTCAGCTGTTTCAATCCCGCTATTTTCATAGGCTTTCATCCCTGACTGCGACGACCTCCCAATGATGATGCCTGATCCTTTTCGGCAGCTTTAGTATATATTTATGATTCTCCCAAATGATTTTATCGTTCACTCGGATGTCCGCTGACAACGGAAAATGGACGAGAAAGCTATGATATACAGTTTGATCCGGCTTCTCCTGAATCAGCTGCTGTGTTTTTTCGGTAAAATAACAAGGGACATCTTGTTCATCGGGTGTATCGGGATATGAAATCACCGGCTGCAGCCTGTCTGCCGGAATCCCAAATCGGCCTGCAGACGGCGCTTGGGCTGCTTCATGATAAATGTCGCAACGGTGAATGAGCATCTGCTTGTAGCTCATAAAGATCTCACCTTCAGTCTGGAGGATTCAGGGACGTAGCCCGGCTTGATAAACTCTTCGAGCAAATGATACACCTCAGGCCGCTGAATCCCGCCTTCTCCGGAAACCGTGTAGGAATAATCCCCCATTTTCTCAGACTGATAGCTTGATGAGGCAGATTCATCGCTGTTGACAAGCGCAAAATACTGGGCAAGCTTTACTAAAGCCAGCTTCACCTTACCGGGCAGCGGATCATACAAGCTGTCTTCAAAGCGGTGGCCCGTGATGAGAGCCGCTTCTGCTTCCGCCTCGATGATATCCTGCGCCAGCAGCTCTTCCGGCCTGTTTTTCACCCGATCATAGACCGAATAGGAGGCTACGTCAGTCGGTTCAATGAGCATGAGCTGACCACCTCGTTTCTATTATTCTTTTACGTTAATTAATTTCGCGCAGGCATCCTCTTCCTCGAACTTGCTGTCCAGCTTGGCCGTTAAGACAATAATGAATTTACGGGAGCGGATGTCTTTGTCGACTTCAATTCGGATATTGCGGGAGAAGCCGAGAATGATATTTTTCGGATGTGTGAGAATGATATCAGAAGCGTCATATTGCGCGTCTCCCTCACCGACTGTGTACGGCTGAATATTGGATACTCCTTTGACCGGTACGCCGAATGCTGTTGACAAGCCGCCCTGAACAGCCTGGTCCCCAAGGTTTGTCTGGCGGTCTGCCACGCGGTCCTTCCATTCAACTTCTAAGCCGTGAGACGTATAGAATCTGAATTCCTGAGGGATGCGCAAATATTTTGGCGGAACTGCCTTTAAGCCTTTCTTGAATGTCGCTCTGGACAGTTCTTCACCGTTCATGTCAACAATATGGGAAACCGCCTGTTTACGGATGCCGTCCAGCTGTGCCAGATACGGATCAGCTGATGCTGTATCACCGTTAACGATCAGCTCTTCAATATCAACTGCTGCGCGCTCTGCTAAAATTTGCATGATTGTCTGCTGCAGGCCGTCTTTTTCAATATTGTTTTCAAGTGTGTCATACGTAATGTTAATTTCCGCAATGACTTCCTTCGTGTTCAGCTGGACAGTGCTTGTCGTTGGAACTGTCAGCTCGTCGTTTGACAGTGCTTTTCCTTCTTGCGCAGCCCGCAGAATACGCTGGCCGAAGCCGATTTTCTCAAATTTTTGCGAGTCATTTTCCATTTGAATCACGCGGGATTCACTGAAAATGGTCGGCGTGTTTTGCACCATGCGGATAAAAGCCGATGCTTGCGCAGGGTTCATAAGCCCGCCGCTTTTTAAAGCAGAAAGCGACATTTCCGCTTTCCGAATGATCTCTTGATTTCTCAATTGATTTCCTCCTCCTTGACTGGTTTTACAGCAGTCCGCTCCAGATTGATTTTTTGACTTGCTCTGTATTGCCGCCCGTATCGTCCGCTGTCTGCTTAGACGCGCCTCGCGCTTTTTCCAAAGCCTCGATGCGTTCGATCAGCGGGGCAAGCATGTCTTCAACGAGCTTTTTCAGACGCTCGTCATCACCCGTCTGCTCCGGCTTTTCCTCCGTGTCTGTGTTTTTTTCAATCCGCTCAAGCCGTTTGAGCAGAGGGTAAAGCGCATGCTCGAATGATTCTTTCATGTCTTCTTTTCTCATTTCTTCAGTCTCCTTCCCTGTTTTGTCAGCAAGCATTTGCTTGAATACACTAAAGAACCCTGCTTTTTCGACCGGTTCTTCTTCATACACATCTGCAGTGCCAGCCATGCTGTAGCCGGTGATAATTCCAGCCTTAATCTGTTCCCACACCTCGTCAGACGCTCTTGTCACGAGTACCCATGAGCCCTTTGTAATCCACTTTGACCCGATCATAAAATCATCGGGCGCCACATAGGACTCGACCACGACGCCGGTTCCGCCCTCAAAGTTGTGATTGATATCAATCTCCCGTGCCTCCGCGAGAAAACCGTGCGCCGCTTTTTCAATTTCCTCGGCGGTCATAAAATCGCCGTGGGCATCAGGAACATCAGGCTCATACACGATTCCGTACACGAGCTTTTGTTCATCCTGCTCACTTTTTGTAAACAGCCGAACCTTTTTTTCAAATGACGGAGGTTCGGCTGACTTCATAAAGAAAAATTCTGTCTGGTTAGCCGCCTTGTCCACATAACTGACAAAGCTGATTTTGGCATTTCTTAATTCTCGCGCCACCTGCTTGATTCACCTCCCTTCAGGACGTTTTGATATCTTCGATGCTTTCTTTCAACTCCTGCATGAGCGCAGTCAGGTTTGTCTTTTCCGCATCCTGTCCTGCAGGCCGTTTATAAATGTCCTCCGGCCACTCCTCCAGTGTTTTGCCAAGCACCCGTCCGGCAAGGTCGCGTAAATCATTCGGCGAGACTGCTCCTGCTGTAATAAAAGGACCGAGCACCTTTGCAATCTCAAGCGGATCACGAAAGTCTGGTCCTTTTAATGTCAGCCTGACGTCATGGATATTCAGCTCCGGCAAAAGCAGCGTATTCAGTTTATTCACGAGCGTTTTTCGCTCCGGCTGAAAAACCTGCTCCTCCGTAATTTTTCTAGCAGTATCAGCTGTCGCCCGGTTGTATTCCTGGGCCTCGCCTGTATACAGCGGCGGGAGACGGAACGCGGAACGCAGCTTATTTCTGCTTTTTTCATCGTATTCAAGAAACAGGGCGTCGTTTTGGAGAATTTCAGCCAAGGATTTGATTTCCACGGAAACCGGCGTAATATCCTCGCCTCCGTGGAGATCCTTTTCTTTTGCGATTCCTTCCGCTTCGATCAGGAGAAATTTATGGGCGTTTTCAACACCTTCAAGATCATTCATGTATTCCTGCAGCTCCCGGTAAGAAGCTTCAGACAGCAT